AAAGAATCTTGTGTCAGCGGTACATCATTGTGGTTGTGTTCGGGGCTCAGATACCGGTATATGGTCTGAATCTCCGGGTTCTTTGTCAATAGATATATATTGGTAATAATGGCCACACCAACTAGTATCAGTGTAAATAATTTTAACGCTGTTCTCTTTTTGATAGGAACAATGTTCATCTCATGATCTATTTTTACTTTCATATTATTAGGATTAATCAATAAGTTCAGTAACGCATTCCGGATATCTTTCTGCGTATAGCTTCTCTACTTGTTGAATGATTTGATTTTCTTTTCTGTACATGGAAGGTACGCTCAGCCAATTATCAACCACCTTGTTTGAACTGATAATGGTTGTATGATTAATGTGCCCCATCTGATTTGCAATGCCTTGCAAGGTCATCCTGGACTTTGTTTTCAGGAAGTAACCATAGATGTGGCGTATTGTTACCACCGCTATTTTTCTGCTGCCTTTGTACTGCCAGAACTCACGAGGTACACCGATTACTTCTTCGATGCATTCTTCGATTTGCTCTCTGATTTGTTTGTCTTGTTTTGTTTCAAATGTTTTCATATATCTTATTGTTTAGTATTTTCTGTATTGTTGAGGCGTAGAATCTACCACCTTTATTTCCTTTGTGCCCGGCTTTGTTTAACTTGTTTGCTATGGTGCGTAAAGATAAACCCTGAGCGTGATCATTTCTAATTTGTGTAACGAGCTCGATTGCGTTATAATCGGGTCTCAGAACACCATCTGCATTAACGTAACCCAAGGGGGCGTATGCACAGTATACTTTCATATTCTTCTTAAGGTTCGCCTTAACCGATCTGGTGTACTCAGATGTAACATCCGATTGGTATTCTGCAAAGACTGCCATAAGATTACGCATTGCCTTGCCGGAGGAACCGGACATCTCAGGTTCTTCTATAGAGTAGAACTTAACTTTTTTCTTCTCCAAGTCAGCCATGTGATTGATGAAGTCCCGGAGATTACGTGCGAAACGTGTGCTGTGCCATACAATTAGCGCAGATATACCACCTTGATTTATTCTGCTGAGCATTTCCTGAAAGGCCGGTCTATTGGTATTCTTACCGCTGAATCCGGCATCCTCGTAAATCTTTTCAAGGATCAGACCTTTCTTCTCAGCGAATTCTTTAATACGTGCGACCTGGTTCTCAAGTGAAGCACCTTTCTCTGCTTGCATATCCGTTGACACCCGGATGTATCCAATTGCCTTCATATGTTTCTTCTTTTTAGTATCTTGGTTATAAATTCCGTCCGGGTTAGGCCTTTCATTACGCAGTACTCATTAAGGTATGGCATGAGGTAGTCTTTAACCGGGATGGTAATCTTGATCCTATCCTTACGGCTAATCAAATCCCGGTTCAGCAGAGACCGATGAGAACGTACACGGTTTTCCACAGCTATGGTCAGCGCATCTATGGCAACCTTAGCATTGTCAAAACGAGATACGAACTCATTGTAGTCTTCCATCGGAACAAAAATATCAATCTTCTCCATCGTCTATTACATTTCCATTGTCATCGATTGTCATGTACTCGCCATACTTGATATCCAGTATTTCATTCTCATCGTACTCTAGGGCGTGTTTGGTAGCTTCCTTGAGATCATCTGAGCCCCATTGGTAATAAATGGTGTAGGTTGAATCCATAGCGTACACAATGCAGAAGAAGGAAGACTCTGGACATTCTTCTACAATCTCGCTGCGAATATCCTTTGCATTTTCAACTAGGTCATGGATAACGGTCTCCGGGGTTACGCTATCGATTAAATCATCTTCGCTGTAACCTACGCAGAATGAGTAACGTGGTACTTTTGTTTGTAGGGTGAACGGATTAAACTCCACGCTACCCAGGTCAATCAATTTATTTATTATGTTTTTCATATTTACTTCCTATATTTTAAAGTACTTGCTACTATTTCCTCACATAATTCATGGGGAATTTGTGACCTTATGTACGCACCTTTCAGACCTTGAGTACCAGTTTGAGATCCACGAGGCGCAGAAACGTGACATGGCATGCCATTTTTGCAAGCTGGGCGAGGATTCCATCCATAATTGTTTGTCCAAATATCTGTCGGCTTCATCCTTGTATCGCCATATTGACAATAAGTAACCGTGAGACGAATGTGGGGCAATACGTTAAACGCATCCATCTTACGCATCATGCCACGAGGATTCTCAATATACCATATTAAATCCGGATTCAAAGTTCTGTAGTAATCAATGATTGCAATTGTTTTCTTTAGGATCTGCAAACCCATGATGGCATCTTGTGTTTTGGGCCTCCGATCCCTATCCCAATGTCTACCTATAGATGCAACAGAGAAGGTAGTACATGGTGGAGATGCCCATATCATATCCGGGATAAAAGGTACTTTATCATATTCAAACTTATTGATGTCCACGACATAATCGATACCATCAAAAGCATTCCAATCCGAGGAGAAGCATTGCAAACCGTGGGCATCGCATACTTTTCCAATGGATCTTGAACCGGCAAATAATTCTAGTGTTTTCATTTTATTTATTTTGTTCTACTTCACCCGATGAGAGTTTTTATTCTTTTACGATTGCCACTACGCCTGGGTTTATCCATTCAGCATACCATCCGGCATCCTGAAGGAAGTTAGATAATTCAGTACTTACCCCTAGATCAAAGTACTCGTAATTTTCTGTCCAATAATTTAGCAAATCGTATCCCCTTGAATCTAGTGAATTGTGCTCAGCGGATACGGCAAAGGATGTTTCGCTATTTGTAACCCAATTGGTGTTATCGGGAAGGATGTGAATTGTTGGGAATTGCTTCTCCAATGAATCGATTAATTGTGCTTTGTTCATGTTTATTTATTTTTGGTTTGTTGAAACGATTTGTTTATTTACTCTGATTAATGTTTGTAGGTTGATGAGACGGTAATCTTTCTCTTGGAGATCAAAGACTGTTGCATAGCCCAGTTCTTTAGGATTATAAGATTGTGCTTTGGCATTGGGCCTCAGGTACTTTTTGACTCCTGAACGTGCACAGATAGTGCGTACACTGCCATCCTTCTTAACGAATTCTGCACTAAAGAATTTGCCGGACTTAATAATTTCAATTGCTTTTTTGATGTTAATAATGTTTTTCATATGTATTTTTTTTGTTATTAGTTTTGTTTTACTTCGTAATTAATATACATTTCGCTGTCTGCCCAATATAAGGTATCATCGTAATCCATGTAGTGGGTAGCAAGTGCTTCCATAAGAGCTCCAATCCTATGCCCAGGATTCTCCATGATGTAATCCGGATTGCACCAATCTTCTACATCATTGCTATGGTGACTGATAAAACCACTTCGGCTTGTGTAATTGTCCTTGATGTACTGCCTAATATTCTCCTTGTTATCGTTTACCAATACCATAAACTTTAGGAAGTTCATTTCTACTTCGATGTATATGGTATCATTGGAGAAGTTATAATACTTTGGGCTGTTAACTTTTTGGAATGTGACTTCGATGGGGAATATATCTTTGAATTCACGTTCAAAGGACTCCACATAAGCAGATGCTATTCTGTTTTGGTAATCTTCGTAATCCCATTCGAAATCATCGTAATTTAGGTCAGTATCATGCTCCTGATTATGGGAATAGATCTCATTGGTTTCATCGGCTTCATATACTGTTCCCTGAAAACCGGGGAATAGCGGACAAAATGTTTCGAATTTCATATCATTAATCCTTCCTGATTTACTTGAATTAATTTGCAGAAATCCGGGAGATCAATGACAAGGATTTTACCATAGTCCATACTGCTGTAGTAACCTTGTTTCTCGTATCGTTTTGCCCATTCCAATGTGGCTTTGTATGCCTCTTCTGGAGAAGAGTAAGTCTGTGAAGGTGATATGCTGAATCCATCCGGACTCAGTACATCGTATTGTTTTTTATTCATGGTTTTACTGCGTTAAATTGTTCTTTGATTTCTTCTATTTCTTTGGGACTCAGAGCTGGAACTACATCTTCATTGTACTTAACAAAGTCTTCGAAGTCTTCGTATGTACCATGCATTATGTCTTCACATATTTTCTCCATAAAGTATTGTCTGTTCTCCAATAGGTGAAACATATTGTATGAGTAACTATCGTCACGAACTACTTCACCATTAATACAATTGTAGTATCCGGCAAAGTCATCGCCTGATTCTTCGTACTCAGACTCAATTGTCAGGCCATATACTTCTGATAACTTGCGAAAGAATTCAGATGGTGGAGACCATGCACTATCGCCACTCAGTGAGGCATCAGTATCGGACTCTCTATTCCACTCTGCATCGAACCACTTTGATCCGAATTTAGCGTACACATCACCATTATCAGGGACTTCGATACCAAGAACA